GTGTGGTGGCGTGGTATAGCCGACCTACTAATAATAGATGGCCCCACTGCATATATTATTGACTACAAGACTGGTAAGAACGCCAAGTACGCAGACACTAAACAGCTGGATGTACTAGCCGCTGCCGTGTTTACCCACTTCCCAGAAGTAAAGACTGCTAAGTCAGCCCTTATGTTTCTGGTCAGCAACGACTTCATAAAGAAAGAGCATACCGCAGATATGCGCAAATCGTACTTCGCTACGTTTGCACCATCCCTTGAAAGGCTAGAAGCCGCAGAGCAAAATAACGTGTGGAACGCTGTGAGTGGTCCACTATGTAGGTATTGCCCAGTAACTAAGTGCGCACATAATAGGAGAAGCTAATGGGATGGTATAAAAAAGGGGACGATCACTTAGTTCTTGGGCCCGAAGGAGCCGGAGTTGAGTGTTTTTATCCTAATTGCAAAATAGGTAGCAAAATATATGACAGGGACACATGTGTAACTTGGGACACTTACGTACCTTTAGAAGCTATGTTCGAATGTTTTCCTGCAATAGTTAAACTAGCTATTCAAGAAAATTGTGATGAATTCACAGCGAAATACCAAGCAATGAGGTTTGGCTTTTATTTGCACCCCGAGTGTGCAGCTGAGTGGGGTATGCACTTAATAAAAGATGCCTTAGATTCAGACGATAAAGTAGGTAGAAAATTAAGTAACGGAGGATAGAAAAATGCCTAGAAACTACAGAGAAGAGTACGACAAATACCAAGGTACTGAAGAACAGAAGAAAAACCGAGCCAAACGTAACGCTGCCCGCCGTAAGGCTATGAAGGAGGGTAAAGTTAAAAAGGGTGACGGTAATGACGTAGCGCACGTAAAGGCTATGGACAAAGGCGGCACCAACGGTGACGGTGTGCGAGTAGAGCCAGCATCCAAGAACCGGTCCTTCAAGAGGGATTCCAAGGGCAACTTGGTGTCAGAGACCAGTAAGCGCGAACGCAGACGGAAGTAGCCGCTATGCAAAAAGAGATGGAGTTAGGTATCAAACCTGCTGCCTACGACAAGAAAGGCCCTTTGTACGATAAGGTGGAAGTCTACGAGAAAATTGTAAAACACATAGTAGTCGAAGACTATTTCAAAAGGATGACCAAGAGTATGAATAATGATATAGAAACAGCGATTGAGTTAACCCAAGACGCAAACAAGCGATTCTCTTCTGTTCTGGACGCATTCACTAAGACCCACACCAGCTTCTCAGACAGTGCTAAAAAAGCAAGTTCATCAGTCCGAGTGGCTGCGGATACTATGGCCGCCGGACTAGCCAAGATAGAGAAAACCGCAAACTTTGACCGCCTAGAACGTATGGTCGATTTGTTGGAGCGGGCAGCTATGGCAATGAACACCCTTGCCGAGATGGAGAAATCCGGGCAGTTGGCCAAGTTGTCAGAAGCCATCAAGAAGTAAGAGCGTATACCTATGCAAGTAGTCCAAAACAAAGCCATAGTCTTAAGGACGCGTACGCCCCATAAACTGAAAGACCACGGCGTGGAACACAAAATTATATCTGAGCAAGAAGGTATATATGAAGTGGCTGTGCGGTGGACACTGGATGACTCACAGAAGCTGGCCAAGATAGGTGCCAAGGAAGTGCCGTCTCCTATCCTACGTGACTACCAATGGACAGGGAAGTTAACGCCATTTGCACACCAAAAAGAAACCGCTGCGTTCTTATCCCTACGAAAGAAGGCGTTTTGCTTTAACGAAGCTGGCACTGGTAAAACAGCGTCAGTTATATGGGCAGCAGACTACCTACTTAAACAGGGTGTTATAAACCGAGTGCTGGTTATATGCCCGCTATCTATTATGAAGTCAGCATGGCAGGCTGATCTTTTCAAGTTCGCTATGCACCGTAGCTGCTCAGTTGCCCATGGCTCTTCTGCTACACGTAGGAAAATAATAGAAGCGGGTTGTGATTTTGTAATCATAAACTTTGATGGTGTCGCCGTAGTACAGCAGGAAATAGCCAACGGTGGGTTTGACCTTATCGTAGTAGATGAAGCCAACGCTTACAAAAATGCACAAACCACGCGGTGGAAAACACTAAACAAACTAGTGACCCCAGACACTTGGGTATGGATGTTAACTGGTACACCTGCCGCACAGTCCCCACTTGACGCTTACGGACTGGCAAAAATAGTAAGCCCCGACAGAGTGCCCAAATACTACGGCCAGTACCGCGACTCTGTTATGTATAAGCTGACTCAGTATATATGGAGACCTAAAGTAAACGCAGACAAGACCGTACATAACGCACTGCAACCGGCTATAAGGTTCGAAAAGAAACAGTGCTTGGACCTACCCGAAGTTATGTATCTTGACCGAGAAGCCCCGCTGACACCACAGCAGGAAAAGTACTACAAAGTTTTGAAAAAGAAGATGCTTATAGAGGCGGCTGGGGAGCAAATAACTTCAGTAAACGCAGCTACTAATCTCAACAAACTACTTCAGTTATCAGGGGGTGCAGTCTACACCGATACTGGGGAAGTGGTGGAGTTTGATGTAGCCAACAGACTTAACACAGTCCTTGAAGCTATCCAAGAGTCCAGCAATAAAGTGCTGGTGTTTGTACCGTTTACCCACACAATAGAGCTACTAAAGAAATTCCTAGACAAGAACAAAGTAACATCAGAGATAATAGCTGGTTCAGTGTCTCTGAATAAACGTAGCTCGATATTCGATGCCTTCCAAACCAAACCAGACCCACGAGTCCTTGTCATACAGCCCCAAGCAGCGTCACACGGTCTCACTTTGACCGCAGCAGACACAATAATTTGGTACGCCCCGGTAGCAAGTGTGGAGACTTACTTGCAGGCAAACGAGCGTATTAACCGCCCCGGGCAAAAAAACGCTATGACAATCATACACATATATGGGAGCGAAGTTGAGCGTAGGCTATACGCTATGCTCCAGAATAAGATACTCAACCACAATAAAATAGTTGAGCTTTACAACCAAGAAATATCTACAACCGCTTGACATTGTCTATTTCATTGTTAAACTTTATTCCCCTACCCCATAGAGAACACATGTTATGACTGACGTAACCGCTGACAGACTTGTAAGCGCGTATATGAAAATACGCAACGCTATACAAGAAAAAGAGAAAGAAATTAAACATATGAAGGAGCAGCAGACTACCATTAGTACAAAACTGCTGGAGCTGTGTTCCGAACAAGGCATGGACAGCATACGTACCCAGCATGGCACTGCTAGCCGCAGGACCCAGTCCTCATACTGGACTAGTGACTGGGAGCAAATGTACGCGTTTATCTCTGAAAACGATGCATACCACTTACTGGAGAAGCGTATACATAACGCACACATGAAAGAGTTCTTGCAGGAAAACCCGGACAAGACGCCAATAGGACTTCAGTCCGAAACAAAATACATTATATCTGTACGTAAACCCTCTAATAGGAGCGAGTAATATGAGTAACGAAGTTTCAATTTTCCGTAATAAAGACGTAGGCGTACCATCAGAACGTCGCCTTACTAAACTCGGACAGAGTCTTGCAGCTGCCTCTACTAACAGGCGCATTCAGACCAACACCAACGGTACGTTCAAGAAGCTGGTAAACGGCGAACAGATCGGCAACTCCGTGCGTGGTGAGATCAATGTGATTATCGTCAACGCCCTTACCAAAGTATCAAGGGTGTTCTATGCAGAGCAGTACGACCCGAACAAAGAAGCGACCATCCCCAACTGCTGGTCTAACCTCGGTGATGTACCAGAAGAAGCCGCCCCTAACCCCGGGCACTCAAACTGTGCGGACTGCCCGAACAACATCAAAGGCTCTGGGCAGAACGGCGGTAAAGCATGTCGCTATCAGCGCCGAATTGCTGTACTGCTTGAAGGTGATACCACTGGTGATGTGTATCAGTTCAATGTCCCCGCCAAGTCTTTGTTCGGTAAGGGCACTGGCAACGAGCATCCGTTCGAGAGCTACATCAAGTTTCTTGTGGCAAACGGTGAGTCTCCGGATACTGTAGTAACCACAATCCGATATGACGACGAAGCTGATTCCATGGAGCTTATATTCTCCCCAGCCCGTCCGATTACAGACGAGGAGTTTAATCTGGTGCAGCTCGCCCAGACTAAGCCGGAAACAGACCGCTACGTGCGTATCACAGTAGCGCAGGCCGATGGCGTAACCAAGCTCCCACTGAAGAAAGAAGAGCTGCCTAAAGAGCAGCCCAAGCCGAAGGTAGAGCGTAGTGAAGACCCGGATGAAGAGGAAGCTCCTAAAAAGCGCGCCAGAGCACCTAAGTCAGAGGTACAACCTGCAGACAGTAAGGACTCCTTAGTTAGCGCACTTGAAGATTGGACTTGATATGAGCTACGGCTACAGCATCAGATTGGTTAGTCTTAACAAGGCTGCCAGTGGTAGACGTCTTGGAGTAAAGCTCGGTAGGGCATGTATAACTGCGGGTATTTCGGTATCCGCAGTATCCGGACGTTTGGGGGTTAGTAGGCAGACAGTATATAACTGGTTTATAGGTACTAATGATCCGGCACCAAGTAAGGTACCGCTAGTACAGACTATGCTAGAAAATATATAGGTGGCATATATGGATGGTTTCGACCTTATAGGTCTTGTCCGTCCTGTCGGCGGTTGGTACGCACTTTTTGCAGTTAAGAATAAGACTTCAATACGACAATTATTCTACGAGACACGCGAAGAGCTAGACGCAGCAGTTCAGAAATTTACTGCTGATAGGTGGTGTACTTTCTTTGGTTTGGCTAGGTTCAAGAC